GCTATTCGGGTACTGGTATCAAAGTGGTGTGGCGAAAGTGTAATCGGGCACATGCCCGATGCCTAGTTGACATTTCATTAGACATAAAAAAATGGCCAACCCCGTGAAGGGCTGGCCAGTGTAACAAGTTTTAAGATTTACGCTTAAGATGCTTTTCTAAGTTTTTAGCTGCGATAACACATTCTGGGATGTCATAGATGCTATCATCGCCTTCACCGACATCGTTAAGTATTTTGAAGATGTCAGCGAGTTTATCTAAACTGCGATCTTGTGCGTCACGTCTTACCGTATTTTTTACGTACTTTTCTGGGTTAAGACGTCTATCGGCATTAGTCATACCGCGTTTAATGTTCTTTAGTTTGTCGCTAATCTTATCGGACACTACTTTGCGGAAAAGTTTTTCTGCTTCGTCGGTAGTGCCTTTGGTCTCTGCCATGCGGCCTACCTCATTAGGTGTTAGGCATATGACGCTTGCCATTTTGCGCTTGCTTTCCCATGACGTCTTGTCATTGGCACTGCCCTCTTGACTAGGGGGCATCCAGTTTTCAGGCTTATCACCTAATTCAATGATACGATATTCATAAGCTTGACTAGATGTCATTTCGCCGGAATGCGCACTTGCTAAAGTGCCTAGATCATCTGATTTAAATTCGCCGCCAAGACCATGCACTTTGATTAAATCAGCGCCAACTTTGCGGATTGCTTTGATGTCAATTTTGTTAGTCATTGTATTTACCTTTCGGTTAGTCGAAGGTCTTAGTAGCGTTAGTGCCTGCCTTCGATGTAACAAGTTATGCACAATTAATGCCTATTAATCAATAGTTTGCGAGATTGTACCTAATAGATTATAGGATTTACAATTGTCATTCGGGCACCTGCCCGATTCGTTAATTCGTTAGGGGTACCCTACCCCCACCCCCCGCTGTGTGTACTGTGACTCCGCGCTACTCTATACTATACTAATTTACTCAAACAAATCACATTTTTTCAAATCCAGACCCCTACCCCCCTCTCACAGGGGAACACCCCCCATAGGAGTCCCAACCTCCCCTTGCAAAAAATTTTTTATACTATATCCTCACGTGTTATACGGTTAGTACCTGCGAACATATTATGGTGATGAACATAGAACCTGAACTTGGTGTACCTCTAGCAGATGGCGTTAAAGACATCGCGCTTCCCGAACGTGTTGAGGCACTAGACAATACAGTTAACGAGTTAGAGAAACATGGGGTAGACGCTACACCTGACGCGCTAGATGAAGAAGTGGCCGCTACTCTCTTAACAGCTTATGCACAAGACCCCGACAAAACCTCAAAACAGGTCACACACAAACGCGCTGCCACACTTACTCCCCCGTCCATCAAGCTGGCAAACTCTATAATTAAAGAATTTAATTACTCTGTTGTGGAATCTTCTGTACAGCTTCGTCATTTAGTTACAAACAAATTGATAATCGAGTCTGAAAACCCCGATGCCAAGCATCGTTTACGTGCTTTAGAGCTTTTGGGTAAGATATCAGACGTAGGTTTGTTTACTGAGAAGTCTGAAGTGACAATTACCCATCAAACTACAGATGATATTAAGGATAAACTACGCGCAAAGCTGGCAAAACTGGTAAATCCGGGGCCAGAAGTAGAAGATGCGGTAACTTCTTTAGATGCCGATGCTATATTAAGTGATTTTGACAATGAATAAGGCCACAACTTTTGACGAATTAGACGTAGGCCACTTTCTTGACAACCTAGACGCGTTCTCTGACGAAGAAATACTAGAAATTGACCGTATGGTTGATGAATTAAACAACCGTAAGGCGAACAAAGCAGCATATAACGACCTTATAGAATTTTGTAAGCGCATGCAGCCTGACTATATTGTGGGAAAACACCATAAAGTGCTGGCAAGCCTGCTGATGGACATCGAACAGGGTAATAAAGACCGCATATGTGTGAACATACCACCCCGTCATGGTAAGTCACAGCTTGTATCTATCTATTTTCCAGCGTGGTTTCTTGGTCGTAACCCTAATAAGAAGGTTATGATGGTCTCGCACACTACAGATTTAGCGGTAGACTTCGGTAGAAAGGTCAGAAACCTGATATCTACGGATGAATACCGCGCTATATTTCCTACTGTGGCGCTGGCACAGGACAGTAAGTCTGCAGGGCGGTGGAATACAAACGTAGGGGGCGAATACTATGCCTGTGGTATCGGTTCTGCCATTGCGGGGCGAGGTGCTGACCTGCTTCTTGTAGATGATCCACATTCAGAACAGGACGTAATCAACGGAAACTTCGAGGTTTTTGCTAAAGCGTATGAATGGTTTACTTTTGGCGCACGTACTCGCCTTATGCCAAACGGTAGGGTGGCAATTATTCAGACACGATGGCACATGGACGATCTTACAGGCCGTGTAACACGTGACATGGTGAATAATGACATGGCTGACCAGTATAAAGTCGTGGAGTTCCCCGCAATACTGGATATTAAGAAAAAAGACAGTGATGAGGTGGTTCAGAAACCGCTTTGGCCCGAGTTTTTTGATATGCAGGCGTTGGAGCGTACAAAATCGTCCATGCCTACGTTTCAGTGGAACGCTCAGTACCAGCAGCAGCCCACAGCAGAAGAAGCAGCCGTAGTAAAGCGGGAGTGGTGGCAAAAATGGACGGGTGAGCAGCCACCATTATGTGAATATATAATTATGTCTTTGGATGCAGCCGCAGAAAAACACAATCGCGCAGATTATACGGCCCTGACTACGTGGGGGGTGTTCCTGAATGAAGAAGAAGGCGCACACCATATAATATTATTAAACAGCATAAAACAGCGTCTGGAGTTCCCTGAACTGAAGCAGTTAGCTATGGAAGAATACGCTGAATGGGAGCCTGATGCGTTTATTGTAGAGAAAAAATCTTCGGGGTCGGCCCTTTATCAGGAGATGCGTAGGACAGGATTGCTTGTACAGGAGTATACTCCGCACAGAGGGTCAGGTGACAAGATGGCTAGACTAAATTCTGTAGCTGACATAATAGCTTCTGGTATGGTATGGGTTCCACAGACACGTTGGGCTGAAGAAGTTATAGAAGAGATTGCGGGATTTCCGTTTATGAGCCATGATGACCTTGTTGACTCTACAGTCATGGCGCTTATGCGGTTTAGACAGGGTGGATTTATACGCCTGCCTACAGATGAACCGGATGAACCGTCATTTTGGAGACGGCGTAGTGGTGGATATTATTAATGAGGAAAGCACCGTGCATGAGAAAAGAGTAAAGAAAGTTGTTAAAGGCCTTAAAAAAGCATCCAAACTTCATAAGAAGCAGGCTGATTCTTTAGGGACATTGTTAAAAAATAAAAAGTTTACAGAGTATGGCAAAAAGAAAAGACCCCAAACAAGGAACAGGAAAAAAGCCTAAAGGTTCTGGTCGTAGACTGTATACAGACGAGAACCCAAAGGATACTGTTGGCATTAAATATGCAACCCCCGCTGATGCTAGGGCAACTGCTGCGAAGGTTAAGAAGATAAATAAGCCCTATGCTAGGAAGATACAGATATTGACCGTTATGGAACAAAGAAGCAAAGTAGCTGGTAAAACCGAACAGGCGCAGATAGCGAAACGGGCGAAGGAAAGCCTGAGGCGTCAACGCGGTACAAAGAAATCTTGATACGGAAAGACATGAACTGTTGGCACTGCAATACTAAGCTTATTTGGGGCGGCGATCACGACTGTGAAGAAGACAGCGAGTTTACAATGGAAACTAATTTGTCTTGCCCTGAATGTGAAAGTTTTGTGTTAGTATATTATAAAGAACCGGAACACGACTCTATGGACGGAGATGAACATGGCTATTGAAAAAGGATTATATTCTGCTCCGCTTGGGATTGATGAAGGTATAACCGACATGGAAGAGATGGAGGTGCCTGACCTTGAGATAGAGATTGTAGACCCGGAGGCCGTTACCCTATCCGATGGGAGTATGGAAGTAACCATAATTCCCGGCACTGAGGTGGATTTATCTGATTTTAGTGCGAATCTTGCTGAACTTTTAGATGATTCAACCGTAAACGCTTTAGCAAGCACACTTACAGAGCTTGTAGAGGCTGACACAGACAGCCGCAAAGAATGGACAGAGACTTATGTAGATGGGCTGGACGTATTAGGATTTAAACACGAGGAGCGTACAACTCCTTGGGAAGGGGCTTGTGGAGTATATTCTACAGTACTTGCTGAAGCGGCTATCAGATTTCAAGCCGAAACTATGTCCGAGACTTTTCCTGCTGCAGGTCCGGTCAAAGTAAAAGTCCTTGGCGAAGAGACAAAAGAGAAGCTTGAAGCTGCCCAGCGTGTAAAAGCTGACATGAATTATGAACTCACCGAAAACATGGTCGAGTATCGTCCCGAGCATGAGCGCATGTTGTATAGCCTTGGCCTTGCTGGTTCTGCGTTCAAGAAGGTATACTACGACCCTAATATTGGACGCCAAATGGCGTTATATATAACCGCTGAAGATGTTATCGTGCCATACGGCGCGTCTACTATAGAGTTTGCAGAGCGTGTTACACACGTTATGCGGAAAACCAAGAACGAGTTGAAAAAACTACAGGCTTCGGGTTTTTATAGAGAAAT